CTAATCCTCTTCCAGAGTAAAAGCACCATTGGCCAGATTTTGCCGACCCCGCTGACAGGTAGCTTCATAGCGCAAGTCTCGGCTGCAGCTATGCCGCCTTGAGGTTTTAAGCCCTTTCACTAGCTGGTCCAGATGAAAAATCAGCACGTCCGAGTCCTCGCTCACCGCCAATTGATAACGAACGGGTCCGCCTTCCGGGCAGAGCTCAGATGTTTCATGAGGCATTGGACAACCCAGCGTATAGCTCCAGTGATCGGCCACAGATAATAAGTCCACGCGAGCATATCGATGCCCGCCCTCTTCCGAATAAATCATTCCCGCCAGATCCAGTGGCGAAGGCTGCACCCGAGGATGGTGCTGGTTTTCTTCTGGTATCACGCCCACCGTAAAATGCAGTTGTTTGAGTTCCTGCCAGTTCACCGACTCGGCAAACACAACATTACGATTGGCGGGCGTCTGCTTATCCAGCAAGCAACCTAACTTTTCCAATGTCAGCAGTGCCGTATGTTCACTTTGCCAAAGCCCGGGCTTTAGGGGTAAGGGATTTCCATCCTGATCACGAAAATCGGTCAAAAACAACTGTGCATGTTGCAGGTGCCACTTTTTGCCGTTGATCAGTATCGCCTGTTCGCAGCGCAAGGCTTTGCCCTCAAACCAAAGCTGAGCGGGCAATACATTGGACTTCTGCCAGGGATGGCAGGCGCTGAGAAAGATAAGCAGCAACACGGCCATTACACACCGCAATGCCATTGACGTGTCTCCGTTAATAATCACAGTGCCAATGCTCGGACTAAAGTCATCGAGAATCAAGTGGACAACGACTAACGCCCCAATTTTCACAACCAATCACCGTCTCTCTGTTCCGTTAGCCTGAAGCGGCGATTTTTTAGACGAACAGGAATCCACCGCTCCCGGACCTGATGACATCCCCATTAAAGTTGCTTATACTCCGCCGACATTGTTCTCAGAGTGACTAACGCACTCAGAACAATCACCTCCCCGATGGCCCCATAGCTCAGTTGGTTAGAGCATCCGACTCATAATCGGCAGGTCCCCTGTTCAAGTCAGGGTGGGGCCACCATCGCCCCCGCTATGAACTTTTGTTCTTGCGGTCGGCAATCTCCATCTATCAATACATCAGGCCTGTAAACAATGTTCACCGTTTCAGTGCCAATCGTTACTATCTCTATCAGGTGACTAAGGAATTCTCGGACCTTCACGGGACTGGCGGTATCCAGGATGATGGTTTTTAATGTGTTGGCTAAGTCCTCCAGGTCCCCCTCTGTAAGTCTGGTTTTAGGGGTTGGTTGTAACTCGAGTTCAGCAATTTTCTGGTTAAGCTCGTCTATTTTTTTGTTATTGCGTTTGATGCGACTTCCCAGCTCGCGTACACCCAGCCCTGATTCTGGCTGCTCTAGTAACTGATAAAGCCGCTCCTGTGCGACTTCTAACCGGTTTAGTTCAGCCTGGAAAAGACCAATATCCTGGCGTTGTTTCTTTTCCCAGGTCATGCTGAGTTCGGCAAACTCCTTGAGCAAACCAGATAAGTTCTCTGGAGTGAGGATTCGGTCGCATACTTGCTCAGCAAGCCATGGATCTAATATGTCAGCATTGATTCTCCGAGAATCACAACCTGGGCCTCTGCTGTTGGTACCGCAATTGTAGTAACTGTATTTTCTGCTAGCCCCTTTCGCCTTCTCAATAAGCATTTTCCGCTCACAGACACCGCAATAAACAAGACCAGAAAGTAAGTAAGTGCTGTTATGAGCCGTTTTATTGTCGAATTTTACTGAGTCAATGATCTCCTGGACCTGATCAAATATCTCACGAGGGATTATTGGTTGATGGGAGTCGATGACGATCCATTTGTCGGGACTGTTAGGTACCCCGTGGCGACCTGTTTTGTTAAACACTATCTGGCCAGCAACACTGGGATTTCGTAGTAAACTACTCACCATTCGCCTTGACCACCTGGCGTTACGACAAATCAAACCTAATCGGTTTAACTCAGATGCGATACTGTGACCGCCAAGTCCCTTCTGCCGCATGTCGAAGATTTTACGCACTACTGCGGCCTCTGACTCATTGATCCTCAGTTCCTTTCGCTTAGGGTCGGACTCAGCCGGCACTGAGTTGTATCCATAAGGTACTTTGCCCCCGTTGAAAAACCCCTTCCTAGCGTTCTGGATCATGCTGCGCTTGGTATCAACCCCAATCTGGTGGGAGTAATATTCGTCAAACAGTTCCAGTATGCCCTCATGCAACAACCCAGAAGCCGAATCGGCATCGAAATTAACAGTGACATACTCCAACAGGGTGCCAGCTTTGCTCAAGCGGCGCTTATTCAATTGCGATTCAAGCCGATTACGGGCGAAACGGGATGTACTCCAACAGATGAAGTAGTCAGGGGAAAAGAGCTCGCAGTATTCTAGAGCCGCCTGAAATTCTGGCCGACTATCAGATCGACCGCTACGCCCTTCATCTTTAAAGACTTTAACGACCGTGGCGCCCAACGATAGCGCCTTTTCCTTGCACTGGACTATCTGCCCTTCAATTGGCAACTCCTGTTCAGCCTGCTTGCTGGTTGATACCCGAACGTAAATAACCGCCTGCTTATTCACTGCAAAACCCTCTGTATTGTCTTCAATGACACATCCTCTCCTGTGACTTCGCTTACCTGATTTCTGATCTCAGCGGGCCGCAGGCCGTCCTGTTCCAGCCCTTTAATCAGTAGGTTGCGCTGTAACTTCTCGAACTTGGAAAAAGCGGGAACATAAACCCGCAATTCACCTTTCGCCTCGACCTCCAGCGATAGCAGCCGCCATACGGTGAGAAAGTTATACGGCCCGATGCTTTCGAGGATATCGCGCCAAACATCAGGAAGCCGCATTTGGTGTATTTCGGCCAGCATTCGCTCCGTATCGGTAGGCTCAATGCAAAAGTTAAAATCTGTGCAGTTATTCTGGTACCTCCCCCCCTCTGAGGGGGTAACAGTATCTCTATGCCGAGCCCCCACCCTACCCATCAACTCATCTATATCTGTTTTTCTAGAGTTTGAACCGCGCATTAATAAAAACTCCTGATATTACTAACTCAGTGAAATCAATATATACAGAGAGATAACAATTAACCCAACCGCGCATATTGTTATTGTGTGCAGTTGAATAGATTTAGGGTTTGGTCGTTTCAAAAGGGAGTTTCCAAGACTCATTCAATTATCCGTCAAACTCTAATATACCTGAGATTAAGAATAAGTGGTGGTACAAAGTATATAATTTCTAAGCACCAAAGTCGCCCAAAGGGAAAAGTCTCATGGTGTGTAATATCCGAGGATTTCGGGCTCAGAAAGAAGCAATAACGTCTCACCATTAGATTCCAGTTCAATGCCAGAGTAACGATTGAAATAAACCTTCTCTCCAGTGGCAATATGACGCACAGCAGGCCCAACACGCAACACAATGCCATAGGGTTCAGGTTTGGGATTTGGGTTCTCAATGATACTGGCTGATTGTGACTCCAGGCGTCTCACCAGTATTAGATCCCGTATTGGCTTAATGGTCATAGTGCTCGCTTAAACTCTTTGGCCAGTGGTGATATGGGGGTGTTCAGTTTCTCCAGCGGGTTGGCCTTATCGAGCACGTCCGTCAGCTTACGCACGGCCAGCTTGATGTAAGTCTGGGAAGTTTTAGGGTCGGCATGACCCAGGATAGATTGGATCTCGAATGAAGTAGCGCTTTCCTCGGCCAGCTCGGTACCAACCAGGTGACGCAGCGCGTGGGCGTGAGCCTCAGCATTGGGAATGCCGGCATCTTCTGCATAGCGTTTGATGAACTTATCAATAGAACGGGCGCTAAGGCGGCGTTCCTCGCCACGATAGTCACAGGCCGGTACCAGACGGTTACCCGTTGATACAAACAATACCCGATCACCATTCTCCAGCAGCCGATCAATATCATGCAGCTCACGGTGGCCCAGATAGGCCTGCAGCAGCAACATCGCCTCTACTGGAACTGGGATCACCCGCTCCTTGTCGCCCTTCTCGATAACGCGAATGGCCAGGCGGTCCTTATCCTGGTGTTTATACCAAATCAGGTTCGAGTCATTTAGTGCTGTAATCCCCCCCATACGGAAGCCACAGCCCATCATCAACGCCAAAATGGCCGCATCGCGCACCCCCGTGAAGGTGGCAATATCCGGCTGCATCAGCAGTTTTTCGGCATGGCTCAGGCTCATACTGGTGGGCAGGCGCTGGCCGCTTTTGGGGTACTCCAGATCCCTGGCCGGGTCCTGGCTGATATGCTGGTTCTTCAAACACCAGGCATAAAACCCCCTTACTGCAGCCACCACAGCGCGCCGGCTACGAGGTTTAAACCCCTCAGAATGTAAGTGCAGGCCGGTAAAGTTAACCAGATCGTCCCGCTCAGCTTCCAGCAACGGCTTATCCAGGTAGTTTTGCAGGCGCAGAAGGTAACCGGCGTACTTATCAACGGTACGGGCCGACTTACCCTCATTCATTAATTTATAGTCGAGCCAACGATGCACTACTGGCTCCAATTTACTGATATCCATGATCACCAATTCAGGGGGGAGGCACAGATCAGCCTCAAACTTGTGGATTACCCACTTATTATACCCCAAAGCCTTTAAATTCAAGGCTTTCAGAACCCATAACATCCCACATAAAACTGTGATCACACGTAAAAACTTGTGGGTTAAAAAATAAACAGCTCAAAAAACCTATGTGACCGCCCGCTTCTTTATTTTCCCCGCCCTATATCTCTATCTCTCTCTTTTTATTAAAAAAAGGAAGAAAGAAGGAAGGAACGCACCAAAAACCGCCAAAATCAGACCTATGTGAAAAAAGCGCGAAAACATGGGAGTTTTGAACAAACCCATGGTGGTGAATAACTATTCAATAGTAATTAAAACAAATACTTAAACCAACACTTCCACAAGTCCATAAAAAAAATCGTAACTACATGACCGCCAGACATTGACACCCCGCCGAGCCGCCTTAGCCTTTTTCTCGGCTCAAGGCATCGGCCCCCATAGTTCGTTAGGGGGTGCGGGGGATGGGGTATACAAGGTAAAAGGCCCGGTTAATGGGCCCTGGTATGAATAAGGCGTGGCCTAACGGCCACAAGCTCTTTTTAAGGGGCTTTGATTGATAGCCCCGTTAAGTTACGGGGCTGGTTTTACCGGCACAGTGGCAAAGCACTCAGGGCATTCTACGGTGGCGAGCAGGGAAGGCTGCAAGCCGTAGCGCTCTTGCAGTATGGTACGGGCATAGGGGTTACGCTTACCCGCCTCGATCACCATCTTCTCTAGGAACTTGTCATGCTCCACAGGAACCGAATTACTCAGCGTGAGCTGCTGATGCCGATAGGCTTTTAACACCTGTACCGCCCAACGCCGGAACGCTGCCGCTTTAGGCTGGCCAGAAAGCATCGACAGCACCATAACGCCCTCTTCGTTAAACACACGGACGTTACGGCGCTTATCAATATCGCCCTCAACTGTCGTCAATCTGACGACAGTTGAATACTCGTTCAGCTCTTCCTTGTTCCTCTCATACAACTTATGAACAGCCTTTCTTGGATCCGCATACTCCAACGCCTGACCGATCATCTCCATGGTCATCCATAAATCGCCCTGGTGGGGGATCAGGGTCACGCTCTGGCCGTTAAACTCCTTGTTCACTACATTATTGGCTTTAAGCATGATGGTGGCCTCCCGTTGGTGTGTCCAACGTGGTCAGAGCGCGGTTCAGGTTGTCGCTGACGGGCTTTAACAGCCCCATTAACTGGGCGCCGGTTAAGGCCTCTAACTCGTCGTCGGTGGCACCGGCCAGCGCCATCAGTCCGTCCACAATCCAGCGGGTTTCGATTAGCGTGCCATGGGCCTGCTGATGCAGTTGCATTAAGGTGGGTTGAGCCATAACGGTCTCCTGTGAGATTTTTTCGAAAATTAGGGTGTCGGGAGGTTCGAAACAGCCTCACAGAGCTGCGGCAGGTTTTTCCCTTACGGGTCTTATATGACCTACCCCTCCCGACATGGAAACGGAGCATACCCGGATTTCAGGCACAAAAAAACCGCTTATCTGTCGGGAGCGGATAGCCGCTGTGAGTTGAGGTTTCGACGCCTCGTGCTTGCACTATAGTGCCCGCTGGCCTAGCCTGTCAACCGCGCATTTTTAAACAAAGGGACTTCTGCATGAATAGAAACGAATTTCAGGGGCGAACGCCTTTCGATGAGAAAATGAGAGCGCTTTATTTCGCCCAAAAGGCAGCGAAAGAAGGGCTCGATTTTATGCCCTATTTGGTCACCATGCACCAAAAGCAATTGGAGGAAATAGCTGAGCAGAGAGAGCTTGGAGTCTCTCACGTTCAAATCGTTGCCAACGGCTTAGGGGGCCACTACTGCGCATTCTGCAAGAGCATAGAGGGAAGAGTCTTGGATCTGGATGATGAACTTAAAGCCCCGACTCTACCCCATTTAAATTGCCAGTGTCGTTCTATAAACCCAGAACAAACAGGTTATTGCCTTTGTTACTACGAACCCGTTTTTGATGACGAGCTATAGGCATTACCAAAGCTCGACCTTATCTTCATCATCAGCCTTCTTTTCTACAGTTTTTTGAGGCTCACAAGCCTTTAACTGAGTGTGGCACTGGTAGTCTTTGGGTTCGTTATATAACTTTGGTGTGACTTGGCACTCTTTCTTAGTGAATTTGGCCCTGACTCGGCTTTTACAGTTTTCAACCTCCTTAATGCTCAGTGCTTTTTCGTACTCTTGTTTATCCACGCTAATCTGTTTAAAGCTGTCGCAAGGTAGGTTGTCACCAGTTATAGCTTCAAATTCAAGGCAGTTAACTTTTACTTTCTCAGCGGCGGAGACCGAAAAAACAATAGTAGCCGCAGTAAGCAAGGCCATATAGAGAGGTAATCGCATTATTCGCTTCCTTCCAAAAAAAATGCGGTACCAATGTACCGCACATTTTTAGACCGTGAAAGCGGGTAAGAGTCAGTTCACCGCGTCTTTCAGCACCTTGCCGGCTTTAAAGTTGGGTACCTTGCGGGCGGCAATCTGGATGGTTTCGCCGGTTTGCGGGTTGCGACCGCTGCGGGCGCTACGTTGGTTCACACCAAAGCTACCAAAGCCGGTTAACTGCACAGAGCCACCGTTTTTCAAGGTTTCGGATACCGCATCGGTAAAAGCATCCACCGCACGGCCGGCATCGGCCTTCGTCAGCTCCGCTTGGTTCGCAATATGGTTAATCAGTTGAGTTTTATTCATGGTTATCACCTTTCAGTTGGTTTAATTCCTGTTGATAGCGCTCAACAGTGCTTTGCTTAGTCCGGATCTCTTTTCGGTAGATCCGGATACTACTCTTAATATTCTCAATGCGCTTGGTCAGGGCCTGTTCCCTGGTTAGCGGGGGTGGAGGCCCTACCCATGCTTCATACTCGCATTTGGGCCAGCAAGCCCCATGGGCATCGAGGCGCCCGGCACAAGAAGGACAATAGAGCTGGGTATAATCAACCATCGTCCGCACCTTTTAAGGTCGTTCTGAGAAGAAAGCGAGCCGTTGTATCGATTTCAGGTGCATTCCGAAAGCTCGTTACCATCCCGCAATGTGGGCAAGTGAGTGAGTCAACGGAGGCTTGATCCAGCTCAGGCGATGCGTTCGCCATAGTAGCCATTTGCTGATAAATCCGTTTACAGAGATCCCAAGGTACAGTTCGGGTGGCAATACTCTGAATGATATTGCCGTTCTCGTCATAAAACGGAGCCTCTTCCTCCCAGCTAAACTCACCAATACAATACGCTTTCATACTATTAGTAATCATAGGCACTAGCTGCTCGTACCGAGGATCTAAGGGCACTGGCATCGTTTTAATTCCCATCACTTCCTCCTTGGTCGTTGTTGTTTTGGTGGCTTATCAGCCAGCCATTTCAGGCGTGACCAGCGCGGGGATGGCTTGCGCCAGTCCCACACTAGCCAGCAATAAAACACCGACGAGCTCTCACCATCGCACACACCGGCCTTAGGGCACTTAACCCGGTTCACAAACACATACACCGAGCGCGGCTTACGGTTGGCGTAGAGAGTGTCAAACCGCTCAACGCCCTCCAGCGCGTTAATGCGAGCAAACACCGCCACTTTATGCTGGCTGTGCTCCATGGCATGGGTGATAAACTCACTCAGCAGCAGGAACGGCGGGTTCATGATCACGTTGGCGTACTGACGTTCGTGCTCCAAGTAATTTACGCCCGTCTCACCATAGCCCCAGTCGTTCAGGTCAAGCGAGGTCACATCCTGATGACCTTTGGCTTTCAACGCCTCAGAAATGGTGCCATAGCCACAGCCGGGGTCGATGATCGAACCCTCAAAACGCTCCCGTTTCAGCAGCGCCTTAACCGCCCACTCAGGCGTAGTGTAAAGGTCAGAAGGCAACGCATCAGGGTTACGTCTAGAGTTAGCGGAGGCCATGCGCCACCCCCATCAAACGGTCGTTCACGGCCTCGATCACCCGTTTTGTTACCAAGCAATCGGCAAAGGCTCGATGCAAGGTCAAGTCTGAGGTGTTCACGGCCTGCTGACGGGCGGCATTGCCGAGCTTCTGCCACTTGTACTGATCACGCTCCTCATCCCACTCGCCGTAGAACGCGGCGTACCACTGCATGGCGCAGATGCAGTCGCCGGTCAGCAACTGGACGATGCCGCGCTTCTCGCTGCTTTGATTGAGCAGGCGAATATCGTAATCCCGGTTGTAGATGATCAAAGGGTGGTTCAAGACCAGGCCCAGAAAGAGGTCATACACCTCGTCCCAGGTGGGCGCATACTGCACCATGTCGTTAGTGATGCCATGAATGGCCGTAGCCTCAGCCGGAATGGGGTCAAAGGGCTGGATCAAGGTATCAAACACCTTCACCCCAGTGGCCGCATCAATCACACTCACCTCTACCACCTCGGCGTTGTCGTCCAGTCCGGTGGTTTCGGTATCCAAGATCAGCGCGCCGTCCATCTCTATGGGTTGAATCGCTGGCTTAGCCATAGCGCACCTCCTTAACCGGCTCCTCACTCAGTACGCTGACTTTTAACGCATACTGCACAGCGTTGATAATGCGGCACAGGTACATATACTCCGGGTTATCTTTCTCAGGCAGCTGGTAACGCCAGTCGTAATCAAACACCTCCCGCAGTAACGCCTCGTTGGGGCACTCCATGGTCATCTCGTCCACCTGGGCGCACATGCGCTCGGCGGTGTCGTTATCGAGCAGGTCGGCCTCTCGCTGGCGCTGTATCTCCTGCTTAATGGCTCGGCGCACCAGGTCATCATCGGCGGTAATGCGGGCGGGAATGGAGCTTAAGCTATTGCACAGGTAGTTCTCGTCGCAGCGCACAAAGAAGTGCGCGACCGAGGCGGCGCCCATGGCGTTCCAATTAGCACTCCACGTCTGGTCAAAACAGCGGATGGTGATCCTGCCCTTATTCGGGCCGAGATCTTCCAAAAACACCGTGATCGGGTCTAACCGCTCCAACTCAGAGATGTTCAGCTTAAGGGTGGTTGAGCGTTCTACTTTCATGCTGCTCCTCCCTGCTCAGTCAACGCCACATTGGGGCCGTAGCGTTCGCGTAGAACCAACTGGTTATAGCGCGCCTGAAAACGCTGTTTCGCTTGCTCGGGTGTCCAAGGTGAAATCACCTCAGATAACGGCTCAACCCCCTCCAACATGGCCCAAGGTAGGGTTTGTTCGGCCATCAGGTCGCGCCGCTCAGTGGCCAACAAAATCAGATCGGCTTGCTTAATAGCAGGGTCCAAGGGCGTGGTTACACCTAACTGCGCAAACAGCGCCTCTTCCACCTCATCTTCCAAGGCTTGAAAGTCCAGTAGCATTCGCTTAATGGGGTGGGTCATATCTCCGGTAACAGCCTCGGCCGCATCGTGAAACAGCGCATCGTATTGCAGCTCACGGGGCACAATCTGGCTCACCAGCACCGAATGCTGAGCCACCGAATAAAATGCCTGGCAATGGCCGTTAAAACGGCATTGGTTTGACAGCGAATGGGCAATGTCATTGACCGTCAGCGCCGACACATCCGGCCCCGAAAGGTCTAAGTAATCACCGCTGTAGGTTTGATAGTTACTCATAATTACCTCTACTCAGTTAATGTTAATTAAGGGGTTGGCGCCCCTGTGTTGTGCCGGCACAGCGCCGGCGGGTTTACTGGATCAGGCCCAACACTCGTGCCTGAGCCACGTACAGCTCGTCCACAAAGTCCGGCTGAATCCGATGGTTTTTAATGCCCTTGGCCCCTCGCAGGGCTTTGCGCCGCAGCTGGTACCAGCGTTCCGCCAGGCCCTGTTCAATTAAAAAACGGCCGGTGACGCGCACCGTTACACCTCGGCAAAACTCCGCCGCACTGATCACCGCCTGGGGTGGTTGCTGTTCAACTTGTTGCTTTTCGATTTGTTGTTCCATGGTCTCCTCCGTTGTTAGTCAATCTTGTCCGGCCCATCGGGTACCGACGGTGCCAGTCCAAACTGCTGCAATTCCTCAATACTCAGCGCCAGCATATTGCTTATGCGCCGCCCGTTAATGGTCTTCTCCACGCCGTCTTTCACCACCACACCGGCCTTTAACAACTGCTTTTTCAGCACCCGGGCACTCTTCACCGGCAAACCGTCGTAAATGTGTTTCAGCGCCGGGCTCTGGCCGATGTGCTGCATAATGTGGCTAGGGCGAATCAGTAAGCAGAACGTCTCTTCCACCGTGTCAAAGTGGCTGGGGTGTCGATAATGGCCCGCGTCCAGCTCGCCCAAAATCAACTCCATAATCCAAATCCAGGGTTCGCGGTCGCTGTCGGTTTCCTTGATGTGGCTGTTCATGTCCTGAATCAAATCATTGTGAAAGCCGTTGTAGTTCGAGGGCACGTCGGCAAATTCGCTGAGCAACCGCCACGCCATCAACAAGCAGGCGTAGTTATCGCGCATACGAGTGGCGCCGTTGTCGTGCGCCGCCGCCATCGAATATTTCTCCATGTACTCGATGCATTCGTGGTACAGAGTGCTCACCTGCTCACGGCTGTAGCGGGTAATAAACTGCAACCACTCCTTCACAGGAAAGCGCGGCAAACTCTCGGGTATCAGCGCGCCCTTGCCTTTGTTCAAATCCGCTCGCACCACCTTGCCCAGTAGGCTGTCCACGGGCACGTCCTCACCGGCCAACAACACCGGCGCTATCAGCACATACTCCAGCATGTCACTACCACGGCGGGTTACCGTGTAGTTGTAGCTTTCCTGCAACTGGGCCACCGCCAAATCAATAATGCGCTTACCCTGGGCGCTCAGTTCTTCCCACCCGACGGGATGTGTGGTGTGGCTGATGGAGGTCAACAAGCGAAATTCGGATTTCAGGCTCTGGCCAGAAAACATGGTAAAGGCAATGGAGCGCTCCAACCGTTTGATCAACGTTGACTTACCCGTGCCTTTGTCCGCCTGCAATACCATGTGCGGCCACTTGCCAATAAAGGTTTTTAAGTGCGCGCCCAAGGCCCACACCAGCAGGGTCAATGCCGAGTTGCCTTGCATGGTTTTGGCGTAGGCCTCAATCACTGGCTTGGCTTGGTGCACAGGGCCAGAAGGGAAAGACAGGTTGTGATAAGGGCACTGCTTATCCGGCTCACTAAAGTAACAGTCTGGCCCCTCATTCAGCACTGGCTTGCCCTGTTTCCAGGCAATACCCACAAAGTTCAGCGCATCGCGCCCGCCCATGTGAGTGGTGCGCTCCAAAATGTTCAGCATTCGTGCAAACTGCGCGGGGCGGAAAATGGGCCCAAAGCGTTTCCACTGGTCAATATTGTGCAACTGCTCGTCTTGCATCACGCGCCGTATCAACTTACCGGGATGCCGAGGCACCTGCACACTGGCGGCAAACACAGTATTGGGCTGACTGTCGCTCTCACCGGTCAGTGCCGCGGTGGCGCTGGTAATGGTCACACGGCTGAGCGCGGCAATACGAAAGCCGGCCAGATCGTGGAATGTTTTTTTCTCGTTGCCTTCCTCGTCCTCGCCCAACTTCACAAAACTGCTAAAATCGGGCCGCACTCGGTATTGCCAATACACCGCAAAATCGTGGTCAGGCAGGGTTACCCGCCGCCGAGCGTGCGTGGCATGGCAACCCTTTGCAGGCGCCGAGCCGGGAAAGCCCTGAATCAACCAGTTCTCATAACAGCGCAACTTATTCATGGTGGTGGCAGGGCCAAGCTGTTGCAGTAAATCGTTCACATCGTTCACCCCCTCCGGCCACTTGGCGTGATCCACAAACAGGCAGGGAATGTTCAGCGCGCTCAGCGCCTCGTAGATTTCCCAGCCGGCCTCAGGACCGGGGCGACGTCCTTTCATTGGGCCGTTCTCTACCGGTGGGTCGTTGTCCATGCACACCACTACAAACTTATTCTGCAGAAAGCGAAAGTCCATGGTGTCCACCGCCAGCCCGCGCAGCGCCACCGCCGTCACCGGCACCTTGCCAGTGGCCTTAGGGTCAAAGGCGCTGATGATGCTGGCCGCATTAATGGCCGACTCCACCACATACACCGTTTTGGCTCGTTTCAACGCGTTCAGGTCTGGTACCCAAGGGTGGCCCATCTTCTCGCCTTGGCTTTTGGTTTTCAGGCCACCGTTTAACTCCTTGTCAAAGTATCGGTTATCAATGCCCACCACCCGGTTGGTGTGTAGGCAGCGGGCAATAAAGCTCACCGCGGGGCCACCGTGGCCTTGCTCACCCGCTTGTTTTTGGGTGCTCCGCCAATCGTTATGGCCTACCGCTTTGCGGGCAATCAGGTAATCCACTACCTCGGCGCTCAGCTTACGTTCGTTCACCAAATAGTCTTTGGCCGGCCCAGGGTTGGCCAACACCTGATCGGCCACCCATTCAATTTGGGTTTTTTCTTTCGGCGCTTCGGGCCGGTCTGGCTCAATGCCATAAATTTCATGCAAGCGACTTAAGGCTTGGCCGCTGTCGTTCAAGCCCTCCACGTACATCACCAAGTCAATGCAACTGCCGCCGGCATCGCCTGCGTGGTCCTTCCAGCGCATCATGCCATCGTTGCCCGTCCAAATACTCAGGCTCGGGTTTTGGTCCTTACGGTGCGGGCTGCGGTAATTGCCACTCGGGTCAGGGCGCTCCATACCCAAGCGGGTGGCCAAATCGTGTAGATCAATCCTCTGCTTTAAGTCGTTGGCGGATGCCATACTCATTGCCTCCCATTGCCGCCGGGTTCACGAGCACGTCTACCGGTCCAAATGTGTTTTCGAGTTGTTGTTTTACGGTGTTAAAGGCGTGGCTTTGAAGCAGCTGAGCTAATGCCGGGTTTTCATCCCGGATCAGAGCCCAGGCCTTACGCTTTTTGTCTGCGGGTAAGCGGGTCAGGTTAATTTGCACCCCAGCTCGTGCCGTTCGCACCAGTGGTCCTGTTACTTCCGGCATGTGCTGGCCTCCTGCATAGCATTCACCAGCGCCTCTTTGTCGGGTCGGGTATAAATGGCCGTGGTGTTAATGTTGGCGTGCCCGAGCACCGCCTGCACATGGCGCAAGGCGGCGGGGCTTTCGCTGCGCTCTAGGTAGCGCTTAGCCCATGTATGGCGCAACCAGTGCACCGTACCCATAGGCACCTCGGCCTGATCACACCAATAGCGAAACCGCTCCTGAAAGTTACGGCGCGACAAGCCACGGTTGCGTAAGCGTCCCACTATGAGCGGGCGCTCGTCGTGGGGTAAGTCCCAGTCCCAGTGGCGGGTCATCTGCTTGTGCAGGCTCAGTAATTGCTTCAACGCCGCCGTAGCGGATTTATTAAGGTGCACCGGGTGCTTTTTCTGGCGTTTATTGTTCGCCGCCTCAAACACCAAGTATTCCTCTTTCAGCGAATCGCGGGCGTTGCCCAAGGTAAAGCCCAGCATAGGCAGGTTCTCACGCTCCGCTTTGCGGGCATCTGGGCCAAACAACACCCCCAAGCGCACGGCGGTTTCGCGGAACAGTAAACACACGTAATAATCCCGCTTGGCGGCAAGGTCATCCACTCGGCGCAAGGTGCTGAACAGGCGCTTTTCCTCGGCCTCGGTGTAGTAGCTTTCAAATACACTCACGATTGCCCCTCCGCCTTGCTCTGCTCGGGCTCGTCAGTGCTGAGCATCTGCATCAGCTCGTCACCAAAAAATTGCGTAATCAAGCCTTGAGGCAACACCACCTGCTTACCGGCGGTGTTATCCGTTACCCGTTGAATGCCCTTTTTGGTTAAGGCCACAGGTACGCCGTTGGCATTGGTGTCAGCCATGGGGCACCTCCGGCGTCAGCTCAGGCACCAAATGGCGCGCACGGGCTAAAAACTCAAAGCCCGCGGCAATGGCTTCAAAAAACTCGCGCTCAATACGCTCGTACTCCTTGGCGCTAATGTCACCATCGGCCAGCGCCGAATTTAGCTCGCGGTTTACATCGCCGATTTCCGCATGCCAGTTGCTGTAGCGGTTTAACAGCTCCATATCACTGGTGTCGTGAAAATTGCGGCCAAGGGCCACGGCTTGAAAACCACACACATGGTTGCAGGTATGCAAAATGGAGAAGTCGCTGGTGTCTAACTGCATCAGCAGCGAGTCCAGCAAGCCCAGCTTATGGGTGGGGGTATTGGGGTTAACTTCGTTAGACAGCACATTGGGCTTTTTACCCAACAGTGTTTCAAAGTAGCGAGCACCTTTTCGGCGCACAAAGTCATAAGCCGCCCGCTCTACGGGGGCCACACGGCTACGATCCATCATCGCGTTATTCCTGTTTACAATTCACATTGAAAAAAACAGGGCTCACGCTACAATCGGGCTCAGAGGTCGAACGTGTCGAAGCGATCTTCTCTTTCGGTTTGCCGATTGAGCAGAACCTCTACTCAGGCCCTTACCTGTTGGCGCAGGTAAGGGTTCTTTATGCAATAAGGCTGCGGTAGTCGGGGTCCTTATCGATAGCAGCTAATTTTAGCTTTTCCTCTTCGGCCTGCACGGCCTCCTCAAGCAATACTGCCGCCATTTGTGAAGGTGGGCGTTTATCTAACGTGGCTAAACGAATCACTCTCGCCTTTAATTCCCTACCACGAACACTCAGTGTCGGGTTGTTTTTCAGTGCTTTTTTCTGGCTCATTGGTACAATCCTGTTTACTTTTGTTTGTCAAAAACGCAAACAGCTATTTTTAGCTGCTTTTGTTTACAGGAGAGATATTAGACAGCTAATTTTAGCTGGTCAAGTGTTTTCAACTTTCTATGCAAGATTCTGTACTCGACCGATTAACGCACGTACTTGGCGACCGCACCCTACATGGGTGGGGTAAATCCCTTGGGCTGTCTGACGGCAAAATACAGAACATGCGCAAGGGGAAAACGCCCGATCCCGAATTATTGTCCATCCTCTCACGCACAGAGAACGTCAATATCAACTGGTTATTAACCGGCGATGGGGCACCCTTTAAGGTGCATGCGTTTACCAATGGTGACGACCTGCAGGACTACCTCAGCACAGCTTTGGAAGATGAACCGTGGCGAATCATAGTTGTAGAGTCTTACCCTGAGGTCACTGTCGTGCTGCATCAGCCAGGGCAGATTGATTTTGCAAAACGAACGATCGACTACCATGTGGTTGAAGTGCTAACGGGCTCACGTTCCAAGCTGCTTATCGAGTTTTTGGAGCAACTGGCCAGAGCAGGCATGCTTGAAGTAGTGCAGGCTTGTACGTCATTGAATAAAGCGGAAATCCGATTAGGGATGGTGGGGCCGTACTGGCTTTTTGGAAATAACGATTCCTGTGGACACCTCACCAATAACACCCGAGTTATGAGGGAAGGGGAGTTAGAGGAGAGCAACATTGAGTTTCAGTCTTGGGAATCCAGCACATCAGACAACACCCAAGGGATACAAATCAACTTAATGCGGGCCGTTGTAGAACTGTTAGAGCAAACCCTGATCGAGCAGAAACTCACCCTCACCCCTAACCAAAAGGCGAGGGTAATATCGGCGGCCTATAACCATGCCATCCAGGCAGGCGCAACCGCCGACACCATTCAGCCCCAAGCACTGACTATGGCCATCGATGCCGTACGCTAATCGATGGAGTAATCCACCTCTGAGGCAGGCGCCTTATCGTTTCGCCACTGTCGATCCCAAACCATCATATCGGTTTTAATATTCGTAAACGCCTCAGCCCGGCTCTCGTTGTCCATACGCTTATGAATGTTACTCAGTTGCGCTTGTACCAGTCGCTCAGCTTCTAGCAATCGCCAGTATTCGTCCTGGTCCAACTCCACCTTGCGCGAGGCAGCAACAGTCCTTGAGTAATCCTCAACCATGGCCTGCAACTCAGCAGGAAGCTGTCCTTGATGCTCGGCCACCTGCTGCAACAACTGGTGAGCATGAAAGAAGGGAGCTCGTCGATACAGCCACCGAATGGCTTGAGCACGTATATATCGCCCCACATCATCCAGTTTCATCACACACAAGCAGGCGATCAGCGCCAAAATAATGACAGCAATGGTGCTAACGCTCATATCCATTCTCCCTAACAGCTCCAAACAACAGCAGTCCAGCGATCATATAATTCACCGTTACCACCGTTATGGTATAAGCCGTGAACGTCCAATTGGGCTCATTGATTCCCAGTTCTATCCGCTGTACATGCATAAAACCATAGGCCAACACATTAACCAGCATCAGCAAGTAAATCGGCTTCACCCACTTTCCCCGCTGCACAAAAAGCGCATTGTGGGCCAAGACTGAAAGCAGCAGTCCCCCAACAAACAGATATAACCAGCTCTGATACCACCAGAACCTGTATGACTCTATAGGTAATGTTGCATAGAAAGCGGCCAGGTAATGCCGAACGCCTAGCACCAGCAGCAGAATGATCCCCAAAATCACATAAGAGCGATGTCGACATCTTACTGCCGCTCCAATAGCGAGCACATACAACACCAGAAGTATCAGGTCACTGTTAAATAACAGCACCCGGGTAACGTCTGACATTACTGATTTTCAGCGTCGAGCAATGCCTGAGCTTCGGGGGACAGGATTACCGTATCCTGAGTAGATGGGGGGTTGATACCGTCAGACGTAGAGGTTGATACCTCAGCGCCATTCGAGGGCGCCTTCTGCACCTTGTCGGTGTTATAGGTTGGGGTGTTTTTTACTAAAGGCGGATTGATACCGTCAGAACTCATCGTTTCACTCCTTAAAACTATGTATAGATTTATTGCCAAATAAATATACCCACACATGAACCGCACAACAAGAAAAAGTTTCACGGTTCAACGCGCCAGCCTTGGTATCCCCTCCAGTGAGTCTTTCGGCGCCACGGCGCTCAGCTTCTGCAAAAATCCTCGGTCGTCCAGGGTTTCGGTGAGGCTGTCGATCACCCAGGTGGTATTAAACTGGGCGCGGCGGTGGCCGCTGAGTTCGATCACCCGTTCGGCGGTCAGCTCTGGCACAGCAGGCATGGATTTTATGTTCAACTGGTACTCTTTGCGCTGCAGTAGGTGCCACTCGCTGTCAGCGGCGGCTTGAGCCTGTGCTTCATTGTCGTGCAATTCGGGCAGTTTCTTAATGCGCTGGCCGTCCCTATTGCCCGCTACGGCGCTCTGCCGCTCGGCCTGATCCAGATCCTGCCAGGACGCCATCACGCCCTCGTAGGTGACTGAGCCAGAAAGTGTCAGGCTCCCTTTTACCAGCTCATTCAGCGCCAGCGGTACCACCGGCAACGCCTTGCCCGAGGCGCTGGTGTTGCTGCCTTTTTCCATAAATATCAGGCGGTCAGTAGTGGCTTTCAGGGTGGCGCCGTACTCCTCGGCCCATTGCTTGGCTAGGTCGGCATCGCTCTGGCCCTGCTGTAGATAGTGCTCAATGGTGAATTGGCTGAAAAAATCGCTCACGGCGGCCTTAAAGCCGTTGCGCTCGGCCATCTGGTTAATGGCGTCCTGCAGTGTGATGTTTTGCCATGTGTGGTCGCGGTGGCTGCGAAAGGCCCAGCGCAGTTTAGCTGAGCTGGCTTTTATGGTGATGATGGGCTGATCCAAGCCAAGATCAATGTCCTCCACCGTAAAACGGCCTTTCATATGCAGGCCTCGCCCTGCATAACCAGTGCGCACTTCCAGCTCACTCTCGCGCTGAGGGAAGGCCACCCTGCCATCGTCGACCAAGGTTAACACTAGAGTGTCTGGCTTATTGCCCGCGTTGTCTTGCACTTCTAATGACTTAAACAAAGGGCGGATGGTGTTGGTGATGTCGTTGCCGTCGGCGGTAATCTGGTAGTCAAACTGCATTGGCGTCTACCACAAGGTCACATTGTCATCGGCTTGCTTGGGGGGCGCGGGCGGTAACGTAATGCTCACACCAGCGGGGAGTACAGGGCCGTATTGGGCCAGCCCTCGGTTGTGTTCCAGTACGCGCTCTACCATGCCCGTAACTGGCCCGTAGTAACGCAGGCAAATTTGGTCCAACCGTTCGCGGTCGCGGGTCACGTACTGGCCAGAATCAGCTTGGCTCATGGTATTCCTTGAGGGTAATGGTAAAGGTGATCTTCATCGGCTTGCCCTTGACGCGCAGTGACTCGTGTTGCTCGCTGATCTTACGCACGGTAACCAAGCCCCAGTCATTGCCCAAGCCGTCCACCAAGCGCAGTGGTTCGCCCTTGGCGGCTTGTGCTTGCAACTGGTCTATCTGCTCAAACCCGCCTTTGTAATAGGGGTAAATCACGCCCTCCATCGTCAGCTCAAACAGCTCAGGGCCGGTAAACTGGCTACGGGGCTTGCTATTGAGTACAGGTACATCCGCCCATCGATAGGCGTACTGGCGTTGCATTTGCTTAAGGGCGGCAGTGGCAATGCTAAAGCGGTAGTCGCCCAACGCCATTAAGGTTTCATTTATGGCCATTAACTGTCCTCATAGGCTACTTGATAGCCATCGCCTTTGAGATCATCCCTCAAATTATTCAGCGCCTCTTTGAGTTGGGCTATCTGTTCATTGCTGTTGCTGGCATGAAAGGTGGCGTGCATCGTTACCTGAGTAGGGGCGGGCTTGGCCGTCATCTTGCGGTTAATCTCACTCACCAGGCGGGTCAGGCTCCCCAGTGAGCCATTGCCCGCAACGTCAGATTGCCGCACCTCGCGGGTCAATTGCTGGCGTTCGGTGTTGTTGGTCTCAACGCTACGCTCTCGCTCACTACTGCGCAGCTCACGAGTAATTCGGTCACGCTCAGTAAGCTGTTGTGTTTGCAGCTCGGTATAGGTGCTCTGTACAGCCAGCCGCTCCACTTGAGTCTGGCGGTCACGGGTCAGGTGATGCTCGGTGTTGTTGTTGGTCTCAACGCTCCGATCTCGCTCGGTCAGATGCTGGTTGTTCACTTCGGTGTGGCTGGTTTGCAATTCCAGTCTTTCAGAGCGTACCTCACGGGTCACACTCTCCCGCTCAACCTCGCGGCGCTCGTTGTTATTAACGATTTCACGACCCACCTTGCGGGGGTCGTCGTCGAACATCCAGTCACCAATGGCACCACCGAGCGCATCACCTCCCCAACCACCGACAATACTGCCAATTAAGCCGCCGATGGCCGTGCCAACTACCGGCACCACTGAGCCAATCGCGGCACCCGCTGCGGCACCGCCTAAGGCCCCACCTAAGCCGCCCACATCGCGACTTACCGCCTTGCCTTTTTCATTCTCCTTGAGCGAGTCATTCATCAACGTGGTGCCAATATCCACCGCGCCCAGCACAGCGGTAATGGGCATAATACGCTGGCCAACACCGCGGGCCAGTTTGCCCGCGCCACCCAACAAGCGGCGGCCCACGCTACGTTTGTTTGCGCCACGCCCCCGGCCGCGCCGGCCTCGGCCACCGCCACCCATGCCTCCCGCAGGCATATTCACTACGTAAACGGGTGTGGTACCGCCTGCAGCATCCAGTGGATTGGTTGCCTCATCATTCTTGCCCCGTTTGCGCTTTTTCCCTCGCCCAAAGAAGCCCATTACACCACTGCCAATATCCCAGGCTTTTTTGGTTAATGCCGCGCCCCCTAAGAACAGGCCAGCACCTGCGCCTGTTTGCATCAGCGTTTTCAGTGCTTCGGGGTCCATCCCATTTAAGGTGTCAGCTAAAGATTGTAAGGGGCCAGAAAAAGCATCATCAGCTACGTCTCGCCAAACATGGAGTAAGTTCCTGAAGCTAGCAGCGGCTGAGTCAGCGGCCGTTGCAGTGTCCTTCATAATGGTCTGACCGTCACCACTAATACCTAAGAGCTTATCTAACGTAGGTAACTTGCCCAGATCTTGATACTCAGAGCCTAGTACTTTCACCAAGCGGATGGCTTCATCACCGAAGAGTTGACTGTATTGAGTCACATCCCCTTCCGTGGCTTTCATAGTGTCCCTTAATATTTCAGGGACACTGCGAAAAACTTTTTTACCTTCTGCTAGTTTTTCAGGATCAAAAACTTGAATACCCAACTCTTGGAACTTATCAAAGTTCGACGTTATATCAGCAAGAGTGGAGTCAAAGGCGCTAGCAGCCTCAGCTCCAGACCCTGACCCCATCATCGAAATTTGCAGCAAAGCCCCCATCTCCATGGCGGCTTGTTTCCCTTTTCTCCCCATAGCCGCGTAAGCAGCCATGGCTTGCGCGCCTTCTTTAGAGAGGTGCTGCAAAGTAAAAGCTCCTTCTTTACCTTGAACAACTAAACCATCAAGAGTTGCCAATATGGCATCGGAGTCTTTGATATTAAATTTATAGGCAATATCAGCCACCATCGAGCCTGCATCCAGTCCTTGAGCATTTGCGGCTTGAATGGTCATGGCGATATTCCGCATATTGCGACGAGCCATGTCTAAATCACCCGTTTTAGTTACGATCTGATCAATGGCAGAAGTCAATTGAACAGGGTCGATGCGGATATTTTCTTCTTGAGAAATGGCAAATATCTCGTTCTTAAGCGCGGCCATTTCCTCTTTCGATTTATTGGCCTGTATACCCAGTCGAGTAATTGTTTCATCCATGGTTAGCGTCATACCCATAGAACCTATACCGGCAGCTCCTCCTGCCAATGCCGTCCACCGATTAGCCACACTATCCAGCCCCCGGCCTACGGCCCGGGCTGAGCGGGAAAAGGCCTGGTTCTTTCTGAGAGCCTGCCCCAGGCTGCGGGTGTAACTCACCGCATCCCGGGCGGTGTCGGTCAGGCGTCGGCCCTGTCGGCCCACGGCTCGGCTGGCATCGCCCACTGCTCGGTCAAAGCGGCCCTGTTCAGCGCGGGCCCGGCGCACTTGCGCCACATCCTTGTCTAATCCGCCAGCTACGGCCTTACGAGCACGGGTGGCTTTGTTCGCCACCGTATCAAAGCTGCGCCCGACGCTACGGTCCATCGTCGCGCCGACTTCGATCATTACATCGCTATTCTGACTCATTATTCGAATTCAGCTCTTTCAGTGCCTGCAGATAGTCAAACAGCTCTACGATGGGGAATCGTTCGAGCTCTCGGATACTGCCTCCTCCGGCGCGGGAAATAACGAGGATCGCCGATCTAAGTGCACCGGAATCGGCAGTAAAAAAAGGTCATTGGCCTGCTCCACCCGCTTGTAGTCGTAAAAGCTGAGGCTTTTAATAAACTCAGCGGTGGTGTCGGTTAAGTTGGCAAACAGCAGCGCATCACGCTCCATATCCGAGGTGCTGGCCTGATCCGCGGCAAACACATCCGCGGCCATGGGCGGGCGCATGGTCAGCTTCTCCACCTCTTTGCCATCCAGCGGCGTGGGCACTTGCAGGGTAATGGTAATGGGTAAGTATTTTTGGCTCATAACGCTCTCGTATTAGTGAATGAAAGGGCAGCGCCGGGGTTAAATCCCCAGCGCGGCGTTAATGGCGGCGCGGTTGTCTTTGCCGCCACGTTTATCAATGCCACCTTCGGCATCGATGTGGATCAGCACATCGCCGTTGTACTCAATTTTGAGCACATTCACCGAAAGCGTCAGTTCGGTTTCGGCAGGCTTCTTCCGCTCAATCTCACTGATATCCAGCTCAACAATGCGGGCCTGCATTTTCACCACAAACTTGTCTACGCTCTCACCCTTGCCTTTCAGAGCGCTGCGGAACACAAAGGGCTTTTCCTCACCGTTACCTAAGCCAAACAGCTTGAGGGCATCGGCATTGGGCTCCATCAGTGTGGCCTTGGCTTCCATTGGCTCATAAGCGGCCATATCAATCTGAATGCCCGCGGCCATGCCGCCGGCCAGGTATTCTTCCATGATCTTCTTCAAGCTGGGCAGCTTCACTTTGCTGCACTGGCCGATCAGCCCTTTACCATCCTGGTACCAGGCGTAATCAACGAGCACTTTAGGTAGTTGCGTTGGCATACGTTATCTCCTATTCAAAAACGGCTTTGGCGTAGTCATTCACAAAGTGACTGGTTACACCGATGTTTTGGGCAATACCGGGTGGGGTAAAGTCGTAATCCATATAGAAATTACCGGCCATGATACTGTCCGGCGTGTTAAGGTCTTCATCAGCCCAGGCCTCCCCACCCATCAGGTTGCCGGCCTTGGTTTCCTGCGCCAGAAAGTTATTCACGCTGTCCACCACATCTTCCACGAACGTGCGGGAGATCTTGTTATCCCGCGCCCATTTGAGCGAGGAAGTAATGGCATCCAGAATCACATCATTCACCCGTACCGCATTGGCAAACTGCCATTTAGGATCGCTGCTGGCGGTTAGGTTGCCCCACAGGCGCAAGCCGTCGTCGTTGATGATGGTGGTAATCAGGTTTTCGTTGAGCAGACTGGCAATACAGTTGCTGTCGCCGTCCACGTAATCCACCGTGTGTTTGAGCTTAGAAATGCCGCGAACAATGCGGTTAGAGGCCGAGGCGGAGTATTCTTCGCCGGGTGTGTTGTCCTTCTGGATTTCCATGCCTAGCCGATAGGCCGACATGGCCACTTCACGCCCTGCCAGGTTATACACCGCTGGCCAGCACAGCTCGGCGCGCATATCGCCAAAGTTTGCCTTGTAGGTGACCGCCTCAGAGTAAGTTGCGCCGTCGCAGTCGATATAGGCCATGGCCCGTAAGCGGTTGGCAAAAATCAGCAGTTTATCTGCCACCGTTTGCACATGAGTAAAGCCGGGGGCGGCCAGCAAGCGCGGCTTAAGGCCAAATTTGGCGGTCACATCCATAATGGCTTCCATGCCCGAGCGGGCACCGGTAACGCCATCAATGGCGCCCATGACATTCGTTTGGGTTTCTGAGTCGTCCGCCCCTTCCTCAACGCGAATCACCGCAATGGCACCGCGGAACTGGTCAAATACCGCAGTCACGGCATCCGGCAATGTGCCATTACCATCACCGACCGTATCCAGTTTAGCGGCCAGTTTTAGATCGCCAGGCACCATAACGGGGGTGTTCGCTGGGAACGCAGCGGGGTCAGCATCGGGGGCCGTGCCAATCACCACCGCAAAGGAGGTTTTAGAAATCGTGACGGGACGGACACCGCCGGTGCCAATGGCACCTTTAATACCGTGATGAAATTCAGACATCGTGTTTCTCCACTTAGTGAATAACGCGATACCTTCCACGGCTTCCGCTTTGTTTAATAATACAACAGGTTAATAGTTCGGGGGAGCCGAGTCTCTACTCAGCTTCCAGATATCCTCGGGGGTGACACGGCGCACGCTCCTGAAGCGGAACATACACGAGGCAAAGGCGACCAACTCGGAGCAAAACCAGCGAGAGGGTTTATCCCACTGGCGCCGAAATAACAGGCTTAGAATTGCCGTTACGTCATAAGGTTTGCCCAATTGCATTTCCAGCAGAATCTTGGCTCGGCTCGCGTCCTGAACAGGAAAGTAAGCCATTTTGTGCCTAGGGTATTTAGCCACAAAGTCGGAGTAGGTGGTTTTACGCACCCCGTCACCGAATACCGACTCAATCACCTGGCCGTCGCCCCGGTCGTCCAGCACCACCGCCACATGGCTCCAGTGGCTATGGGTAAACCAGCGAATGGCACAGCTCAGGGGCAAGTTGTTGGTGCCGAAGATGACTTTAATGTGCTGCATATTACTGTGGCATCAGCGCGTTTAGCTGAGCAATGGCTGTCTCAGCCGCATTTAACGCCTCGTCGTCGTCCGTTGCGCCGCTGACAGCTGCTTTGCCGCTGAGTCGTGCCGCTCGGATGGCTGTTAATGCCTGCTCCCATGCTGTTGCTGTTGCCAAAATATCGTCTTTGGCCTCGGCGGTGCTCAGTCCGCTGGCATCTGCCCAAGCCTGCACTGTAGCAGGAGCATCGCCGCTGCCGTCCCAGCCCTCGGCGTGCTGCTTGGCGAGGTGGTATTCCTCCTCCACTAGCTGGCCTTGGGATACATAGGCTTTGCGCACACTGCCTGCCGCTGTATCAATCGCTGCTTTTAGTGCCGTTTTTAGCGCGTCGCCGCTGTCATTGGCATTGATACCGAGTGCCGCGCGGCGCTCGTAGCTCTGCTGTTGTAAAACGGACTCGATGGTCTCGGCGCTCATGCCGAGCTGCTGCATGTACTCGGCACTGGTGTCTGTGTGAGTCTGGCCCGCGTAAATGTAGGTAAACTGATTCATTGTGTTGGCTCCTGATTAGCTGCGGAGTTAGACGAATAACGCCGGACGGAAACCGATGTTTCCGTTCGAATATGACCGGACGTTAGCCAAGTGCAGAGACCCGAGGCCGGCACTCGATCCGCCGTGATATTGGGCGCCGCGTCGCGGGAAGCGGTCGCCATAGTTCCGCACTGTTAAGTAGCCTTGGGCGTTGCTGGAAACCGCCGACTCAATGAGTAATCTGCGCAATAATTCGACAGGTGTGTAGCTGGGGTCTTTGGTGACTGATGCCCAGTTTGGCACTGAGGAATACGCGTAGTCGTGACTGTCGTCGTTTAGTGGTCCGTTGCGGTTAGCTACCTGTGTGTTCAGCACAGGGTCGCCTACGTTGCCGATCTCTGTTGCGTTCGATGTGGAGTCAAAATACGCTGGGTGGTTATGCCAGTTAGCCTCAGAAACGCTAGGGTCGTTGTCTAAAGTGGTTATGATTTGACCGTTCTCTAACTTCATCTGGTCAAGCCACTCGAACACATTTCCTACTAGGTCAGCAATGCCGAATTTGGTATGGTCATGGCTCCAAGTAGCAGGGCCTTTGCCTGTGTCGGTGCGTCCGTCTCCTGACATGTCTCCTGGTTGCCCGCCGTCAAATCTTGTGGCGGTTTCAAGATGCGCGTCATGCGCGCGGCCATAGTTCGTATTGCCGCGAGGGACGGTGCCATTTGCCATACTCCAGAGCGCAACTGCTGCCCACTCATGAATCGACATCATGTGCCAGCCTTGGCCTTTATCTGAACATAATAGCTTAGCCTGGTCGTAGTCGACGCTTGTTCTTGGTCTTGCGCCGCCAACTACAGCTGAGCCGTCGTCAGCATAAGACGCCAGGTATTTACCGATCAGAATTTCACCGCGTGGTACACCATTGGTTTGAAACGCTGGGTGCGTACCGACGCCAAGGTTGAGATCGGTTAAACCCAAGTCCTCGACGTTAAATCTGGGCACGACGACCATTACATTGGGGTTTCCTTGGGCATCGTACACTACCGTATTACGCCCGCCACTGGCTGACTCCACGGCTTTTTTATAGCCGTCAGTGGCGATGATGGTGAGGTTCGCGGCTTTAGCCTGATAATCCTGCTCAGCGTTCGCTACTGACTCGTCAACCTCTGCCACTTTATTTTCAAGCGAATCTCTGGCTTGTCGCACTTCCTCTGCAGCCGCACTCACCTCGTTTGCGGCATCAGCTAAAACTTGATCGGTACTCATTTATAAGCTCCTAATTGGCTAAAAACTGTGAAATGTCACGATTGATACCATTCATGATCAGTCGTGAGTTACGCACCTGAGCCAGTGTCATCAATGCCAACTCAGGGGTAATGATTAAGTTCAGGTTATCGCCCACCAAATTAACGGTGATGCTGTCCTTGGGTATCTGGTCCAATGCCAACCCAAACCGGGGCATAAAGCGGCCCCCCGCGGCTTTGCTCCCCAGCAATTTTCCTTGCTGACTATGCACCGCAAATAGCTTGCCGGTATCCGTAAACAAACCGATCTCACCCACGTTGTACTCTCCGCTGCCATCAAAAATAGCGGCCATCTGCAGGGTGTTATCAACTTTGGCAAAGTCCTGAATGGGTTTAACATCAACTTCGCTGATCAGTGATGTTTGGTTTGTTCGGCTACTGGGGTCATAAGACGCCGTTCCTAAATGAATATGACTGAGCTTGACCTGAGATCCGCCGAAACTCTCATTTAGGAGTAAATTTTCACCCGTTGGTGTGATGTAAAAGTTATACAGTTGAATGTCCACGCACTAATCTCCCGGAAATTGGTATTACATAATTCGGCTGGGTTGCAGAGGCGCAGCTCAGCCCCCCGTTCACAATGGGCTGGGGACGAATTAAGGCGGCAGAGGCTGGGAAGTCATACGTGGGTTTGAGTGACGCCCCAGTGGTCAAATGACCGTTTGTTTCTATGCCGGTAGTCAGCTGGTAGTGTTGGCTAAACCGCTTTGCATTGTTAATGGAGTGCTGCAGCTGCTCTATCAGCTCGCTATTTATGGCCGACTCGCCGCCCTCCGTGATGTTTTGATTGGTGAAGGCCACAATATCAAAAGTGCCATTTTCCGCCGGTGGGTCAGATTGCCACCACTCCACGACCTCGGCAGTAACACTGAGTGCCTTCAGTGCTTCTTGCACAGCATGCAAGGTACCTTTGTGGCGGTGCACCCTGATACCTGCTTTGATTACGTTACGCTTCACATTCACCGGCCAACTGTCGTTCCAGTCATCCACTGATAAAGCCCAAGCCAGATAGGGCAACAGATCCGCTCGGCAGTTGTCCGTATCCCACAGGTGGACAATATCGCGCTCAATAGCAGCAAGGCGTTCGGCCCATATCTGTTCAAACACGCGCTCTAACTGGCTGGCACTGCTGGGTAAGATGCTATCCATCAGCCAGCCTCACGGTAATGCCAGTGCAATAGCCCGCCTCGGTGTCGCCAATCGCCACACTGCCACTGGGGCTAATCAAGTTCACATCCCAAATACCTGGCTGCTTGAGCGCCGCATACAAGCCCGCTTCGGTAATATGGCGACCCAGTTTGTGGTTGGTCTGCACATAGTCAGTCACGGCCGCTTCTGCCGCCTGACGGGCCAGCTCAGCGCTGGGGCCTCGGTCAAAGTACAGCTCGGCTTCAACCTGGAAGGGCACGATGCTGGCGCTTAACACCGATACCTGATCGCCAATGGGTCGTTTGGTCTGCGCGGTCACATAGTCGTTAACCGCTTCCAGCAGCTCGGCTGCGGCAGTGCCATCACCCTCGGTGCTCAGCACATACAGGTTGACCACGTTGGGATTCGGGCTAACAGGAAGCGCGTCTTTCACTCTCGCATCGGCATCCAGTGCATGTTTGATGTAGGCGCCATAAGGTCCAGCCACACTAAAGCCCTCGGGGGCCAGCTGAGCACGTTGGCGCAGGCGGTCGTCCGCTTCACCCTCTTCTCGCTCTGTATCGGAAAGCCCAGCAAGGTTGTCTAAATTAGTGTTACTGGAAAAGGCCAGGGTGTTTTCCAGGCTGGCATCGTTAAACTCGGCGCGGACCGTCTCTTCCCGCAATGCCATCATCAACAAGGTGTTATAGGCTGGATCCCCCACCTTTAACTCAGTCTCGGGGGCCAACTCGGCAAAGCGTTGCAGGTTCTTCTGCATAATGGCTTCAGCATCCAGCTGCTTAACCACTTCCGGCTTGGGAAGGCGGGTAATATCTATGCCCATGGGCGCACTCCTTCCAATGTAACTGGCTCACCGCTGATCAGATACTCACCCTCCAGCGTGATCACAGTGTTATGCCCATCGATTTCCAAATAGCTGCGGTGGAGCGTAAACTCGTCTCGAAACTCATTGGCGGGCTCAGCCAGTGTGGCGGCAACCTCGGCATACACGTCCACATCAAAGCCGGGCGTCATCTTGGCATCAATCAGTTCCGGCAGATTAGAGCCAAACAAGGGGCGCAGCGGCAATGTTCCCTTGCGTGTGCGCAGGCAACGCTGAATGCGCTGCTTGAGCTCGGCCAGGCCGGTGATCATGGCACCGTTGGATTCGTTCATGCCCGCCGCCATTACTCTGGCTCCCCGGTGAGCGCGGTACCGGCCGTCACATCTTTATGCTTGTGGCTGGTCAGCTTGGTGCCGTCGGCCTCGACCTCGGTGCTCGATGTGATCTGGCCGCTCACATCCATTTTGCCGGTTTGATTAAAATCCCCCTCGTGGGTGATCTTGCCTTTAATCAACATATCGCCGGTCAATTCAAAGCCGCCGTCGGCGGTGCCAACAGCTTTACCTGGGGTGTAAAAGTCCAGTTGTTTGTTGGTGCGGTGGTACTGGATGTAAGCCCCGTCGGCAAACTCGCGGTAAAACAGGTCCAGATCATCTTTGGGTTGGGCCGACTCATTGCGCCACAGCGAACCCAGTACAAAGCCACGAGAGAGCCCAAAGGGCAGTAGCACCAACACCTGCTCACCCACTTCCAGCGGCTCCCAGACTTTCTCGGTGCTGGCATGGCGCACTAATGGGATTAACCAGTTGCTGAGGCGGTTCTCGTCGAAGCGCACTTTGTAACGTAGCGGCGAGGCCTGCACCTCTTCGATAACGCCGGTTAAAAACAGCTTGGAAAGAAGGCGGGATACCCACTGTTTCATCCGTCGGACTCCTCCAGTGTCGGTAGCGATACATAATCCTCCTCATGTTCCAGCCCGATATCCGGTGCCCGACTGGCCTTGATGCCGTCAATGTCCGTCTCGTCACCCAGCCAGTCTTGGTTATGCTGAAAATCAAAGGGGCCGGCGCTGCACTCAGCCACAAACCAGCCGTCAGGGTGCTCCTGTTGATGACTGCAGGCCACAGAGCCAATCTCAATCTCCGGAGCACTGGTAAACACAAAGTCTTTAAACGCCTGCAGCAGGTTCAGCTCTGCTTGTTCTATCTGCTCGCCGGTCGCGTCTTTGCCGCAATAGATGCGGCCAATCATCAAAAACTGGATGTAAGTCTGATGCGGTTCGGGTGACTTTTCGCCGCGGTAAACCAGGGTGTAATGCCCGGGTTTCAGATCGTCATTTTTAAATGCACTACGGGGTTTCCAGTCACGGGTCACGACTGGCATTAACGCGGCATCCAGTCGGGTTTGGTAATCGGCCAGCTGGCTATTCACACTCATAACAGGCCCGCCTCTGCCAAGCCGTTCATGGCCGCGCCACGCATAATCTGGCTGACACGGTCCTGCATCGCCTCACGAGTGTCATCAATAAACGTATGTGCCGGGGTGCCGCGCTGCTTGATGCTGCGGGCGATCACAAACGCCAGGTCTTTTTGTTCCATATCCGGGTTATTGGGGGTGATGCCCTTAACCTGGATCCAGTCCAGTATGGATTGCACCGGCGGCATAGCCCCCTGCCCCTGGATATCTTTCACCACATGCTCGGCATAACCTACCTGAGGACCAACGAGCTTTGAAAAGCGAGAGGCTGGAGAGACCTGAATACTGTTGGTTAGCGTGCTTTCGGCTTTGGGCGCTTCCCGTTTTGCCTTACGGGCGGTTTCCTGTGCCGCACGATTGGCGCCTTTACTGAGATGACGAGCCAGAATGCCTGGGGCTTTTTTCAGCCCCTCGGCGACGTTATCCGGCATGCTGATCACCAAATCAAGCACGGATCCGCTCCTCAAATTCAGCCATTAGCTGCTGGTATACATAAATGGGCTTGTCGTTTTTCGCTGGGCTGGCCACACTGTTATTGGCAGATACGGTTTTATTGCTGTGGTGCATAGACAACTCTTTCATCGCCTCGGCCTGGGCGCGCAGCATCACCAGATCCAGTTCGGTTCTGGGCAATAACAGATCGCCGTTCTCGTTGACGCTCTGCTCGGCGTAATACAGGTAGTGATACTCGCGGCCAAAGCACTGGATATGCCCCAGCGAGGGTGCCTGGTTAAAACACAGGGCATAGCTGCCGCGCTCCCCAACAAGGGTGGGCCGAGGAATAGAGCGGGGGCGGTTGGGTTGCCACAGCGGCGCACTGTGCCCCCAGTTGCTCATTTTAAAACCGATCAAATCCACAGGCGCGGTGTAGTTCATTTGCCCGGATACCAGGAGCAACTTGCCCGGCTTGGTTCTGGGCCGGTGCTGGGAATACGCCGACAACGCAGCGTCGATGAGCCGCCGCCCGCCAACAGAAAAATCCCCACCCACTTCAAAATGTTCGGCGGTATCGCCCAGGGAGATCTGTAGCTCATTGATCAGGTAGTCGATGTTCATCAGCGCACAAACCAGAAAAAACTGCCCACGGCGCCAGTGATTAAAAGCCACACCAAGCGCTCGTTATTACTCACACTGTTACCCCGAGCAGCGGCGGTGATTTCAATAGCGCGCACGCGATCACTGAGTTTGGTGTAAATCTCAAATAGCTTGCGATCCTGTTCGTCGTGCTGAGCCTGCTTGGTTTGCAGCTCAATAAGAGACTTCATCAGGCTGGTCACTTCTTTGCGGTGTTCGTCAAAGCTGACCTTGAGATCGCTAAGCTGTTGTTCCATTGAACTCAACTTTGCCCCCGCTTAATACTAAGAAACCGGTTAATGAGAGGCATGACATTCTTCATACCGCGTTCGCCGAATAAGAAGAACAGCACCAATAGATTGACGATCCACATTGCCGATTCCTGTTGAGTTGTCATCCCACTCCACTTGCCACTGAACCACATCACGTCCATATACAGGGTCATATAGCCCCAGACGGGCCGCTGACAGCCCCGCAGGAAAATGAGCAGGCTGCCAATCCAGCCAAAGCGTTTCAGGTCGCTGGCCGTGCCCTCCATGTCGCGAATTCGCTGATTAAACTCAGCCCGTTCTTCCTGCGCTGCTTGGTGGAGTAATTGAGTTTTCTGAAGAGTTTGCTCCTTAATAGCCAACTCCAACCTGGCCTTCTGCTCCGGGGGCATATCCGGCGGGAAATAAGCCTGAATGCCATCAACGATGGTTTTTCCTAACCCTCCGGTGAGTAAGTCGCCAACTTTGTCCAACAGACTCATGTTTTACCTCCGGCTCGATACTCTTGCTCAGTCAGCAAGGTGTAAGTAAAGGAATTGCCGTACTCCGCTGCGGCCCGTTCGCACAGCGATAGCAATACGTTGTAATCCCATAGATTGGGGATAACTTGGCACCCTGCACTAAAGCGCTCGACCTGTTTAGCAATACCTGTCTTGCTGGCGCGATGGCAGTTAATGCCAAAGTAACCCGACTGCTCAATGCCATCGGTATCCAGCTGGTCATCCCCATCAGCATCCCGGTACACGGTAATTTCACCGCGCTGCACTAAGGCCAAGTATTTGCCTTGATGCTGACCGAGCTGCCAAAGGCCCGGATATTGGTCAGGTTTAACAATGGCCGAGCCGTCCACATTGAGCGGATTTTCTCGGTAATAGGTGCCGGGGTCAGTCGTGCAGGGGAATTGCAGCAAACACTCATGGCCGGCTACGCTGAACAGCACACAAAAACGGTCGTTAAAACCGTCGTTATGTATATCCGCAGAGCGAATGCCGATCAGGTTCAGGTTGTAGTCACCCTCACTAAACAGCGTATAGCCCGCCATTTGCATGGCGGACTTAAGCTGTGCAGCGTTTATCTGCAATTCCCGGCTCATTACTCGGCGTCCTTGCGGCTGGAAAGTTCAGCCTGAATCAGCTCAATTTTGGCCTGATCGTCACCGGCGTTCAGCAGCTCCAGATCCAGTTCATCGTCTTTCATCTTGGCCAGTTCCTGCTTGTAGGCCTCGGCATCGAACGATAAGACGTTATTCTGGCGCTCAACTTCCTCATCAATGGCACTCAACAAACCCTTGCGCTTGTTCTTCCCCTTGGCTTGCTCCTCGATGCTTTTCAGCACCGCCAGCTCGTCAGGAGTAAAAGCGGGCAGGCGCTCCTTGATGTAGTCGATCTTCTGATCCAGCAAGGCGCGGAATAACCCTTGCTGAGCTTTATCAGCGGGAGTATTGGGATCCACAAAGTGGTTCGCTGGCAAACGGCCATAGCGGTGCCCTTCTACCGCGACCGAGCCAAAGTATTTGGTCTCGTCGGTTACGTTGAAAAACAGCAAAAATAAGCTGCTGTTAATATCCGGCGTAGCGGGCACAAAACGGGCGTCCACCTCACGGGTCTCACCGGGGTTAATGGTTTTACCCGCAATGGTCTGCGGGCGCTGGGTGTTATTGGTATAAGGGATCATCTTCATTATGGTTCTCCGCTAAAGGCCCCGGCTGGGGCCCTTAGTTAATGAGTGAATGAGCGGCTTAAAGCGCGTCGCGCTGTGACTGGGAGTAGAACAGCACCGCCGTAAAGCGATTGCGGATAGCCTTGGGCGAGTGAATACAGTTGTACTCTTCGCCGTAGACCTCTTTACCGCCCTTCAACTGCCCGTTACTGTCGCGGGCCTCTTGCACCTCAGAGAGCGCAAACGGCTTACAGATGGTGTAGGTCAAAGCGTTACGCATACCCATCTGAATACGCTCATCACCCAGGTGAATACCCGGGGTATTGGTCGAGAACGCTGGCAGCGACTTAATGCTCTCCAGGTCGCCGGTTACGGTTGTGTCGGTTCCATTGCGCTTGAGGGTAGATACAAACTCCTCAGCATTGGTGCAGGTGTCGTTGAGTGTGTTGCTCATCATCAGGAAATCCGGCGACACAAAGCGGTCGTCCTTCATAATGGCTTTACGACGGCCCACGGCGCGTAGCAGCTTGTTCAGGTGCTTCTCTTCGCTCAAGCCGTCTGGTACATCCGAATCCACTTTGACGATGTTGGTGGCGTAGCTGTATGAGATGATCGCCGTGGATGGCGCCAGATCGCTCTTAACCGCGCCGGTTTCATCCACAATCGCAAGCAAGCCCTGGTTAAAGTTGCTTACCACATAGTAACTGCCTGGTGCTTGTTCACCGGTACCATCAAACGGCTTAACCTCCGAACCATCCAACATCAGAGTAATGGGGTTTTCCTTGTTACCAACGGTGTTGCCCTGCAGGTCGTACTGCTGATGCTCACGCACCAGAGGGAACTGGGCCAGCTTGAATGTGGCGGGGCCTGAGGCAAGCTGTGAGGCAACTGATTCATTACTCACGTCTGCGGCCATGTGGCTGTCAGATACGCGCTGAATTTCGTTGGCGATACGCACGGTAATCAGCTCACGCATTACACGGGCGGCGCTGGCCACATTGCGGCCCCAGGCATCCCAGTTAATGTTGCTGACCTTGGAGAAGTGAATCAGCTCATTGGACAGCTCAAAGGCGATCTTCATGGGCAGCACATAGGCCAGCTCCATTTTCTGCGAGACGCTCACTTTATGAATGCCCTGGTTCTCGTAGACAATGCCCTGATTCGGGATGCCGCCGGCATTGCGTTGCTCATACGGGATCTGAGTGGTTGCCTGAGCCTGGAAGTCGGTCAGGGTTTGCACGAGCTCCAAAATACGCAGATCCGACAATGCCTCGCGGATCACCTCACGCTGAACACCCAGTGGCAGATCCACATTCGACATGGTGTTGTTATTGCCAGAAAACAGCATGGCTTCTTGTTGCAGGCCAGCGGCGTTCTGACGGTCAAACTCACTCAATACCCGTTTACAAAACGGGGGCAGCTTATCCTCTGCCAGAATTTTTAACTGACCGGTGACATACTCATTGGTATTACGCAGGCCGGTTTGAATGGTATCGGCCAGTTTCAGAGCGCCGGTTTTATCGGCCTGGCCTTGCACGGCTCCTGCCGGAGTGCCAGTAAAGCCCAGCTGCATCAGCTGATCCTGGCTAACCATGGAATTGCCCAGAGTGATCTGCTGCTCGGCCAGCTTGGTAACCTGCGCTTCGCTCATATCGGCGCTGATCAACTCAGCGGTTTTCTTAAGTTCGGTACGAACGGAATCGTCCAGGCCTTCGGCCTTATCGATGGCCTCATTAAACTGCTTCACTCGCGCATCCAGCGCCTCTTTCTGCTGCTTGGCGGTTTTGGCTTGCTCGTCCTGCAGCTGCTGGAACAACTTCTTAACGCCCGCTTCATCGAGGCCAGTCTGGTTGAGCGAGAAAGAAACTGGGCCTTGGTTGCCCGATTCGCTCAAAGACTTGGCGGTGTCTTCCAATTTTTCCACAAACGCCTTGGCGCGGGTTTCGTCTTTTTCGTTCTCCAGGGCCTGCTCGGCCATGGCAATGATCTGGCTGGCTTGTTGCTCAGTCAGTTTTTTAATGGCAGCCAAACGCTGCTTAAGCATTTTGATGTATTTTTCCACGGTGCTTTCCTCTAAGAGTTTGCGCGCCAGTGAATCGCTGATGTAGGTAGCACAGTCGTGCAAGCTGGATTCACTGAGTTCAATTTTGTCGAGATTCTTAATGCACGGACGGGTCACCAGTCCGGCACCGAGCAGCGTGGCCCCAAAGCGTTGTCGCTCATCATTGCCGTCGTACTCGTTGGATTGATAGTCAGGGTGGATTTCGGCGGAGCTGTAAACAAAGCCGCGATCAAGAATGGCCTCTTGCCCGAACTGGGTCCATTCCACTTCGGCCCGCAGTTTATTGCGGTCGATAAACAGGCGGGTAATTTCGCCCGCGTTGCCATCCTCAGGCTTGTGGGCTACATCGTAAAAGATCTTTTGCCCGTACACGCCATCGTTAAAGTTACGGATGATGTCGCTGAACATCTGCTGGGTCAGCTCAAAATCGCCATAGCGTGGGTCGTAAAAGCGCCCGGTACGGGCCACGGTCACTACCGACTTTCGGTTGCCTGCATCCACAGTCAGTTGGTCGGATAAAAAGTGAATAACGTCCTTGTCATCAGCTGCTTTGAGCAGCAATGCTGTTTTAATCCCTACAGCTAAGGCCCTTGGTTGACGCACACTCCACCCCTCTAGAAACGCAAAAAGCCCGGGCTGCTTCCACAGTCCCGGGCTTCGCATAAAAATCGCCTTCGTCGGTTAGGCTAAAGTGTAGTGAGAGCTAGGAGGACAAAACAAGGGGGAATGGTGTCTGGTACACTATCCCCTAATCGGTGTCCTTGCGGAGCAGCACTATGAAATTTGAAGTTGGTATTGAACAACCAGAGTATGAAGGGGAAGCCTACGGCATTATTGTTCCCGCCTTTGAACAACTGGGGTATGGCTGCTTCTCGGCCGCCGATCACAAAGACCAGATTGAAAGCCAGGCCAAGCTGGCCATCCAAGAAATGCTGGAAACAGTGGAAGCCGATGGCGGGGATACCGACCAGTTGGCCCAAGGCGAACCGATAGATAAGAGCCTTTATGCTGACTTTTCAGACTGGATCATCCTCGAAGTTTAGTCCTCACTTTTGGATGTATTTTTGACTTCACTTTCATCGACTGCAAAGTATTGAGAAACAACGGAAACAAAAATCTCCTGCCTCTTACTCTCTGACACCATCATCATTGATGCGCCTAATACCAGACAAGTCAGAAGAATGGATGAGAACATTGCAGGAATACCAGAGAAAAGCCAATGAATCAGGCGCTGTTGGAATGTTTGGTTGGCAGACTGAAAGTCCTTCATTTGTTTGATCAGTTTCTGTCTTTCCTTAGTCAGTTCTCGCTTGTGCGTCTTATTTAACTTCTCCAGCTGTTCTTTGTGTTCTTTCTCTTTATTTTCTTCAACTTCATTAATGATTCGATTCAAGTAGGTAGTAGCTTGCTCTCGGTACGAGTTTATTCTGTCGCTACTGACTGCTTGGTCATGAAAGGTTGCGGTCTGAGCCTGAATTTCGTCCTCATCATGCCCGTCTTCTCTAAGCCCCGAAGCCAATACATGCTTTTCTCTCTTATAAAGCGCATAAGCGATGAGGCCTACGGAATCCTTATCGTCTTTAACCAGTTCCTCAAATACCCACTTCTTTCCCATAACCTTACAACTCCTTGCATACAAAAAAGCCCCTTAACAGGGGCGTTTTTGTACTTTAACCTGAATTGCCTAAGCGGTGGCTTCAGCCAGTGCTTTAGCAGACACTCTTTCAATATAACGCTTACGGTCTTTTGAAATTTTTTCTTTTTCGGAGAGGCTTTCTGCGTCAAAACTTACCGAGCGTACCACTCTGGCGAAGTAGCCCTTTGTTTGCGAGCTTTTGCGCGTCTTGTTACTCATATTGCCCCCTTAGTGACACTGTAATGCCATATAACACTACAATTATATTACCAGAGGACGGTATGAGTTCAACTTATTGAGTTAATTTGTTTACCGCTAAGGGATAAGTAATTGCACTAAAATCAGTACAACCTCAGCACCTGCATTGATTGACCTCCTAACCGGTGCTTAAGGTGTTGAGACGAGCTTCCTAGCCTTGTCCGCCAAACACTGAGCTTCTAGGTTAAACAATGTATCGATATCCATGTTTAGCGCCTTGTTCAACTTTGCGGCCATCTCTGGGGTGAGGGCTCCACCATTTAAAAAGCGACTCAAAGTAGACTGATTAACCCCAATCAGCTTGGCCGCTCTGTTAGTGGTTAGCTGTTGCTGTTCGAGTTTCCGATAAACATAGTAGGAAGGGCCTTTGGGAGACGCCAACGCCTGTCCTAAACACTCTTTGTCCATTGTCATTTTCCTGTTGAGAATGAGTACCCCACCGGCACCTTTACCCAGGCTTTACAGCGGCACTTCGCCAGCTGTTTATGAGGATTAAGCACCCGCGAGCGGACAACCTCGCCATCGTAGATAACAAAGCCACAATGGCACTTAACGGCATCGGCGGGTAACTGGGCAGGCTTGGGGGCAGCAACGGTCATTCAGGATCTCCTTAGTCGTTCTGCATCTCCAGCTTGGTCACTTTCCGGATGCGCTATCGGGGTATTCTACGAGTTGGGCGAGCCCTTGTCTAAATCCTCATCGATGCTGATCACATCGCCGTCGGAGTCGCCATGTTCAATGGCCAAAATGGTAATGGCCTCGGCTCGGTCCACGCCGTAGATTTTCATTATTTCCTTAATCTCTTCATCACTGTACTTCACGTAACCACCCCAGTTCTAAAAACAGTTCGTCGATGACTTTGGCGATGGGTTCAAAGTCTTCATCGGTCCATTGTCTCGGTATTGAGACCATGCCATCTTTAATCTTTTGCTGTTCTTTGCGCAGCTGAGCCAACAAGGTGCTATTGCCGCTGCGCATGGCAATGTATTGAGCGTAGGAACGGGCCCAGATTTCCTCTGTTCTCAATAGATAGCTTAGGTGTTTTTTCGGCACTAGGTATGAGCCGCCATCCTTCCCTTTCGCCTTGCCAGACTGATAAAACAGCGATACCAGCTGTTCAATGGCGTCGGATCCAGCTATGGCCTGGCGCCACTTCTCAAAGCGCGGATCCGCATCAGAGGCAAAGCCTTTACCCTTATTGACGCCGCGATGATCAATAAAGTGGCCGATTTCATGGGCCAGTGTCAGTTCTTTATGATGCCCCTGGGAAGACAGGCCTATTTTAACCGGTTGCTGGGAGGCAGTGTAGTTCTGGTAATAGCCCAGCGTCGTTTTTGACCGGCTGCCGACAATGGGGATCTTCTCCAATTGGCCATCACCATGCACATCATCAATCGCTTTAAGTACGCTTTCGCTCACTGCTTTGTGGGCTGTTGGCGTTAAGGCGGCGCTCACCGGAGCGCCCGCTGATACAGTTTGTCCGACAATCGGTGCAGCCGTTAGAGGCACATTTAACTGATCCAGATCGATACCGCGCTTGTTATACAGCACCTTAAGCGTCTTCCAGGGCGTTTTAATTTGCCGTTCGGTAAGCACACCTGCCAGCAGCGCCTTTTGTTTGTTAACGGAGTTGAGCACATTGAGCTGGATATCGCCGGGCTGTTGTTTTAGCCACTCAATGCGATCCTCCTTGCCGTCCCTGTCCGCCTTGGTGATCTCGCTTTTAAACACCACTTCTTCGTAACTGATGGTGTTGGGGTGTGCGGGCCATGGTGACTTGCCTTTAGGGTATACGCCGCGGCCCAGGCCATAACGGTTGACCCCGGCGTGCATATCACAGATATCTTTTTTCTTGTGATTGGGGCTGAGAAGGAAGCGGGTGCCGATTACATCGTCATCCTCAAAAGCGGCGTTTTGATAAGCTAGTCCATGAGCGCGGTTGATCTCAGTGCGGAACACCCGCTTTGCCTGGTCATAGGGGTTCATCTGGCCGTTCATCAATGCTTCTCCACTGACTCTGGCCAGTTTATCTGGATTGGCAACGCCCAGATTCTTGGCGATATGCCCGGGTACTTCAACACCTTTGGATAAAAACTCCTGCGCCGCCTGGCTGGACGACTGACCCATCACCACCGCTCGCTCCACCTGTTTAATCACCGCTTCCCTGGCCCCCTGATTGATGGTCCACAGACGATCACTTAACTGCATACCATTACTGGTGGTAAAAGTGCGTGAGGCCAAAACCGCCGAATCCACAGCCCCCTTCAACAAACTGGGGTCTACGTAATCCTGAAACGGCTCGGCACCATACTGAGCGCCGGCCCGCATATAGTCATCGAGCGCACTCTGTTGAACCTCGGCCAGGCGATTCAGGCTATGATCCAGCTTCTGCTTTAGCACACCCAATTGTTCTACCCGCAAACGGTCGCCCCCTTGACCGGCAGTACGGATCTCGTTTTCTATCTGCTGGCGTGTTTCATGGTAGAGCCGCTGCAGCTGGGTTAGTGCCTCATCGTCGAGTGCCGAGGCTTTCTCCCGCGCGGCCCTACTGGCTCGCTTTATTGCCGCCTGCTTCTTGTAGGGCTCGCTCATTTGCCACCATTTTTTATGTAGATGGCGCTTTCTTTCTTGGGGGCATTGCCTGGCGTAATACTGACCTTGCCCGACTTCGGCTTGTCGTCGTCCTCAATGTTGTCGTCTGGATACACGTCCTTTTTCTTACGATCCTGCTCCCTGAGGGCTTTAACACGGCCGTAATCGAGGCCGGTGGTTTCCACCACCATCTGGTCCGGCACCCCAATGGCCTGATACTTCAATGCCAGGTCGGCGCGCTGGTTGCGGGTTTCGGTCTTGCGTTCGGCAATTTGTAGCGTGAAGGGCACCGAGTCAGGATTGATACCTTTAAGCAAAAGCTGCAGGCGAAAGCCTTGCTCATAGGCAAAGGCCAGCACGTCTTGCAGGTAGTCGATCTCTTCAAAGTAATCGGCTTTCAGATCCTCGAGCACGTCACGAGCCAGGTCGTTTACGTACCCGAACAACCCTTTAGGGGCTGGGGCCCCGGCAAAGAAGGTATCCAGCAAGTGTGCCACGTCGGCTATCTGGTCTAGGTTGGAGTCACCGCCCAGGGCCGTCACTCCGCCTTTGCGGTTGCTGAAAAAGTCGGTGTTAATGTCGTTGATATCGCCTTGGATCTTGGCCTCGTATTCCTCCAACTCATCATTAGAGGCCCCTTCCAGAACATGAGAAAACCGCTGTGGCGCGCGGGTACGACGGCGGATCACTAGGTCCTCTTCGGTCATGGTCAATTTCTGCCACACGGAGCGCGTGGCATCGAGGTAGGGCCTACCCAGTGAGCCCATATCGTCAAAGTTATCCGGATCCAACCGGCTGACCGTCAGTTGCCAGAGGGCAAAGGTGGCGCGGGAGGTCATATTGATAGGATCCACCTGGCGGTAGGCTTGCTGAGGATCTTTAAAAACGCCGCTGTCTGTTACCTGCGGTACCAGGGTTTCCACAGGCATTCTAATGGCGCCCACCACATTGAGCTGATTATCCACCACCCATTGCAGTGCCAGGTTGCCCTCCATCACCGCACCGCGGGCGTCTGACTCCAATTTAAGCCGGTTGTTCAGCTGTAGGCGGCGTTCATAATGCTCCCACTCTTGCTGTATCTGGCTGGATTCCTTGCCTCGGAAAATAAGCCGTAATCCGCCTTTGGTGGCGTCTCGCGCCATGCGCTTGTGCACCTTTTTTACCCGTGCATCCAGCTTATCCATCTGGCGGATATCCTGTATTGAAGAGCGCAACTCAGGATCACAGAACATCTGATCATAGAGGTACTTGACCGCATTCTCAGGATTGGGCCGTTTGCCGGTTTCCGTTGTGGGCTGAGAAGGCGGTGATTCAGGCTGCTTTCTAAAGCGACGTGTGATCAAGCTGAATAGGTTCATCGGAGGTTTCCTGTTAATCGTTGAAAGCCTGATGGCTGCAATAGCTCCTGCCGGTTACGCTGCTTAACGGTGACGATGGCGGGAGCCGAGGCTGCACCTTGAGTTACCAGGGCCCAGTTAGCTGCCATCATGGCGTCAAAGAGGTCGTCACCGATGCTGGTTTTCACCATCTTGTAACTGCTGTAACTCTTGGTGGTGTTAACGGGTTTAATGTTGGCCAGTTGCTTGACCAGCGATTGGTAAACGGCGGTATCGGGGTCGTCAGGTCGGTCGTCACAGTAGATAAGCACCATCACATTGTTGCGAAAGGCCGAGGCTAACGAGCTGGCCATTTGGTGCTTAACCATGCCTTCAAACCGTATTGGTGAGAACGCCCACTCAGGCCACGTACTGGCTGTACTCTCTCCCTCGCCAATCGAGCGGCGGTCAATGCCCGTTAGGCCCTCTTTGAAAAGGTCATCGTTAACAGAGGTGAGCAAGCCAATACCGAAGGCATCCCCTAAAGCAAAGTCGGGGCGGAAGTAACGCCAGAAGCGCACCAAGTCGCGTTGAATAACGGCTTCATCGGTACCGGCAGGCCATGTGTAGGCAAAAATACACACGGTAAAGCTGTGCACCTGCTCAAGCACCACCAATGAGGACTTGGAGGAGGTAGGGTCTTCACCATGGCCCAGGTGATCATATCCAAAGCTGATCACGCCGCGCTTTTTGTACTGCAGGTAAGGTTCAGGTTCGGCGGGCTGGAGGTTGGTTTTAACGCCGAGTTGCAAGGCGCTTCGGATCCATTTCTCCCATATCAGGTTCTTGGCGGCCACATTGCGGCACAGTAGCTGCCGGATGAATTCTTCTGGCGGCAGCTGTTTGCGCATCTTTAAAATAAACTGCTCATTCAGGATCCCGAGCTCAATGCCCAAGTAACAGTCGACAGGCGGTAAGCAATGGTACATTCCCGATTCAACCATCCCTGAGAGCGTATCCGCGCCCTTAAAAACACCGGTTATGCGTATCTGTGGGTCATTCCTCGAATGCTTACTGGCACCAAGGCGGCGTGTAGACCCCATCATCAACAGGAAGCGGGAATACAGACGGTCGGCTGGCATGTCGTCCACCTCTTCCAGGCTCGCCCAGGTGAGATCCCCACCATCCACGTTCGCCATTATTCCGTAGGCCTGTGCCTTACTGCGGTTGTTGAATTCATAGTAGGTGTCGGCCAACTGACGCCGCCCTGATTTATGGGCAATATAGGCCGAGAGAGCATCCGAGCGGCGAATGGCATCCAAATGGTACCCAAGATTGACCAGTGACTGGGCCTCTCGCGGAGCCACAATCCCGCCCTCCTGATCCGCATTCAGGGCGTTGTGCTCCAGAAAATACATTTCTTTGACGGCGGTTTTGCCAGTACGGCGGCAGGAAAAATCAATGGTGTTTGGGTTGTTATCCATCTCCACCATTTTTAGGATCTGGGCAGAGTCCAGCTCCACATTGTGGATATGCTTGTGCCAGAGTGCATGATCACCGGCGTACTTTTGGATCTCACGCTCAGCTACGTTACTGAGGCGAAGACGGTCCTTAGCGCTCTGGCGAGTCATCGGCTTTCACCTCGATAAACTCGCCTTCTTCGGCTTCATCTTGCATGTACTCACTCAGTACCGAGTCTTGAGACACCCGGGCACGGGAACGGCTGATTTGGTCTCTGAGTTGGTCTAGGTTGCTGCTCATGCGCTGCTGATACTCCAGCATCTTCTCTTTGTCGGCGTCTTCATCATTGAGCTGGCCCATCTGAATACCTTGGTCCACTTGGACTTTGGGCGTCATATTCAGGTCAGCCATCGAGAGATTGTTCTTGCTGAGCATGTCCATCAGAGGTTTCAGCAGCGGGTGGCTTTTGACCTCTTCCAGAACAATATCCTGCCCCGTGTCCGGATCCCGGTACTGACCAATATGGAACCCACCTTCCTTATCAAAACCATAAACAGGGTTTTTCAGCGCCACCCCATCAGCGGCTATCTGTTGGATCATATCCGAGAATATCGCCGACAGGTTTGCTTGGTTAACCGCCTGCAGGTTCAGCAATGTGGAAGGATCGCCCGACTCAAAGGCCAACAAATGCTGCATCACCAGCTCAGTGCGTTTAATGCAAGCTGGTTGCGTGGCACAGTATTCAAAATCCACATCACAGGTTTTGCACTGGGGGTACTTACCAGGACGGGCAGGAAAGAACATAGCTGTTTTGGCATAGGCGCCATGCTTAAGCGCATTGTAGCGAGTCAGCTTACTGGACTGAACCGATGGATGGCCGGCAAGGTTAGAAGCACTGGCCGCTTTGCCCTCGGGTGTAGTCGGCCCGGTACTGGCCAGCACCGAACTGAACACGCCCACTTCCCAATTAACCTGCTGCACCTCACGATGACAGTCAGGGCAGTTGGCAAAATAACGGTAAGGGTGCGCCCGGCTGGGTTCGTCTTCCACACGAACCGGCGGCGCTCGGAATGTATAGCGACAGTCGAGGCACTTAAAGGTCACCTCGGGTTTGGGCGAGTTGGCGTCTTTCTTCGTCAT